TGTTTCTAACAGCTTGAAGGCATCTTGACTTCCTGTTGGTGAAGTTTCGGTGCTACTTGCTTCACTTAAAGTTGTTCCTGCATTCCAAGAAGTTCCTGATTGTCCTATTGTGTAAGTGCTGCGGATGATCAAATTCTCACCTCCAACAAAGGTATTAAGGGTACTTTCGGTAAATGTTAGTCCATCGTTACTCACCACTGGGGTGCTGATGTATTTGCTTGGAATTGGTTTGTGCTCCAAAACGCTAAGATTATCGATAGTCAGAGTTGTCGAAGCACCTTTAGCTTGGAACTGGATATTAACATTGTTTTGATCAGCCACACCTTCGATTGTATGGGTTCCAACGCTATTAATATGATGAACGCTCGCAGTCTTATTTATAGGATAACGAACAGCAATCGCACCTGCTGTATGATCTGTTACTGTTACAGTAACTTTATATTTTCTCCCATTGACGGCTCCAATATTCTGTTGTAAAAAATCGTTCTCAGCGGAAGAAATAAACCCTGCCTGTCCTAATGACACTGAAACACTTGAACTTCTACTCGTCCAATTAACCGAAGGGTTGTCAAAGCCACCATCAGTGACCTTTTCTGTTCCAACGGCCTCGTAGGTTGTTGCTTCCTCAAGTTGAGCACCAAACAAGTATACACCATCATTCGCTGTTACTGTTGTGCTGTTATTTGAATCGGCTAAATAAAAGGCTACGTTTTGTGTGCCTGTTGATGTTGCTTTGAAGACAGTGCTGACCCTATACCAACCATCAGACCCTATCGCTGTTATTTTAGCATCAGATTGTGTAGCTCCTACAGTGCCAACAGTTCCGTTCGCTAAATTAAAATAAGTTCTAGTGAAGTTAGTATCATAAAGTACTATAAAATCTTTATTTTTCTTTTTTGCGTACACACTCAAAGTGTAATACTTGCCCGAAGTCACACTTTGACCACTAAAGATAGAGCCTGACCCCCCCGATGCTGTTGTTTGTGTTACCAACCAACTGTTGTTGCCTCCAAATGGATCTGTTTCTGTTGATAAAGTTGCAGTGGTACGTGCGTTACTCCACGAGCCAAAATTTTCACTCTGTGGAATTATGTTCATTGAGGTATTCCGAACAACAGATGACTCACTCACTCTATCGCTCGCATCAAACATCACCTGTGCCTCGGTGTTATCCGAGCTTCTTCTAATTCTGCAAGCATACGGAGATACGTTTCCAAGCTTTCTAAGAGAAAAGGCTGCTATCGGAGGTTTTTGGGAAACTTCTTTTACGAAGACGTTGTCAACCTTCAAAGTGGTCGTACCCACAATCGTGAATAGTAGTCTAGTGGCATTGCTCGAAGTGTTGGCTGTGATTATAGCTGTGTAGTTTCCATTAGCATTATAAACCCTATCAGTATCTTCGGGAAATCTGATTCTTATACCCCCCGAAGAATAGTCGCTTATTATGAATTTAACCTCGTAAGATTTACCTTCTTCAGTAGCGTTATCAAAATAAAAGGCTTCCCCACTGGTTGCATTATTTAACACCATTTTCCCACCGCTTATACCTGTGGTTGAAGGTTCAGACACACCCCAACCCGAAGTGTTTGAAAAGAAATTGTTGGTGATTCGTTCAGTGTCACTAACAGTTAACTTAAACTTCTCAAGAAAAAGTTGTTCAAGTTCTGCACCTGTAAGTTTCCTCGTAATTCCGTTAGTTAAAGAAGCGGTAAGTTTTCCTGTTTGTGATTTAAGTCCACTACTTGTTGGCGATATAAAATCCCGAGGCATCTTTTAAATTATCTTTAATTATATGGTGTCGATAGGAGCGATCTCTACGTAAAGATTGTCGTTCCCTGCGGAGGTTCCTGTTCTGTTACTAACAACGAGTTGAAGCTCCGTTTGGGATGTTGTAAAAGTACATCCACCGGGAGCGGTTAAAACTGCATCCGATCCAATGTCTACATAAGCTCCCCCGACTTTATGTTGAAGTGTTAATGTAGTTCCCGAGCTAAAAGTTCCCGAGGCAAGGAAAGCATAAGTGCCGCCTTTGATCGGGTTTATTTTCGGGGTGGATGTTCCGGAGTTATAAGTACCGTTACCATTAGTATCTCCTGACCCAGATAAGTTGATAGAAGTTGTGCTTATCATCTTTGTTGTTTCTCTCTATGGTTAATTATTAATAAGTATTTGTATTGCTTCCTGTTCCCGACTTAGGCGTTGAAACACTAGCTCGGCGAATAGTTAAAGGACTACCTGTGCGTTTCTTTTTTCTCCTGCTTGTATCAGCTTTGTTTTCTATTATCTCGGCAACCTCACTCGGTTCTTGTATTGGTGGAACTATTGGAGGCGGCGGCGGAGCCTGTATTTTTGGTCGGGATAAGCACATGATTTTATTAGTCTTTTCTTAATAAGTTTTCGTTTTGTTCTGCATTTTTAGCACGTAAAAAATTGATGATGTTTCGTTGTCCAAAATAGTAATCCATGTCTCGGAGTTCATCTTTTGGGGTAAATTCTTTAGGAGGAAATATATCGTCGAGCTTCTTAACTAATTCACTCGATACGACTGGAAAAGTATTATCCATTTTTAGGTCAATATTTCTTCTTTTTTATTTTAAGCTTGTTACGACCTTTAGCAGTCTTAGCAGCTTGTTTAAAATTCTTAGCTGTCGGGGCACCTTTTGTTCCGGGCTTTCTCATCTTTTCTCCGCTTCCTTCTTTAATGCGTTTACGTTTGGCGTGGATGTTTGCGTATAATCCTTTTTTCATAATTGTTTAACAATCCCATTTTCTTAGGGCTAAAGCTTTACGAGTGGGTCTTCCCTTACTGTCTTTCATCGGTCCCTTAACTCCACTCATCCGGGCACAAAAAGATCTTCTCCTAGCCGCAGCTTTGGGACTTCTTTTAGCTTGCTTTGAAGATACCGGGGGTTTTAAATTACTCCCTTGTCTCTTTGCAGCACGTCTTCCGGCGGCATTAAGACCACCTTTAGGATCTTTATGTTTGCTAGTCAGTCTGATTCTTTTACGCCTTGTTTGTTTAGCCATTTAGTTAAAAATGTTTTATCTATCTGCCAACTTTTTTTAAACCCCTAAAAAAATAGCCCCCGAGGAATCCCCCGGAGGCTTTTAGTTTGCTGTTGTTTTATGTGTTGTTTATATCTTTGCTTCGTAAGTAAGCAACTCATCAATTAAAGGTTGGAACTCTTGTTCAAAGCCGTCACCTCCATATTCATCTAACTGGTCTAGATCGATTGTTTTATGTCCAGATACATGATTAAAGAACCTCGGGTCTTTATCCATTAGCTTCTCTAAACCATCTTGCAATACTTCACTAGGTTTGAACTTCGGTTCCGTTTCTATTAGCTCGGCATGAGTTAATAACTTAGCAACCGGGATATCATTGATAACTAAGTAAACGCCCCAATGTCCATCACGTTTTGCAAGCATGAGTTTAGAACTCTGAGCTTCCAGTTGGATCATTATCCATTTCTCGTATAGTTTCTGCAATGCAGTTTTACTTTTAGGTTTTTCTTTTGTACTCATGCTGCCACTATAGCACACCGAGTTTTGGAGTTTGTTAGGAAACAGCCTAAATACCTACCTGTAATAAAATCCGAGACTACTATGATAGTGTTAAAAAAAAGTTAAAATATTATTTGACCGGTATTTTACGGTTCCTTCAAATCTCTTAATTCTTCCGGCAACATCCCTTCATCTATCCAAGTTTCTGTTTGTTGTAGACACATAGCGTTCCATATAACAGCACCGAGATGATCCTCCTCTTTACACCCTTCCATGTAAGCCCATAGGTGTCGGTAGATCGCATCAATATAACGAGACACCGGCTGACCTCGGGTCCAATTATTTTTACCGTACTTCTCGGCACCCTCGGCGAAACGCTTTGAGCAGCTACGTAATGCACTAATAGGAATTAAAGAGGGCATTCCTTTTCCTTCCATAGAATCCCTAACAGATCCGGTTTCAAATTCAGTGCGTTCTCCACTATCCGGTAACGGTTTTCTTTTTACTACTTCTGCTTTTGTGGTTGCCATAGTCTAATTTCTCCTTCTTTTTTATTATATTCATTTCTACTTCTAAGGATGTAGGAAAGCCGGGCATTGAGTAATGCGTCCTCTTCCGTTTGTCCTTTGGATTCATAAGCGTTAACTACGGTTTCCCAAGTAGCTCCGTTCTTATCTAAGAGTTTGTTAGCGGTTACGCTTCCAATCCCTTTTGCTCCCGAGAAACCGTCAACGGTATCCCCGGATAAAGTTTGGGCAAGGTGGTTATAGTCGGCTTCTTCTTGCGTCATGAAGCTCGTCTCTCTTGACATAAAATTAAACCACTCACATTCCGGTAAGGTGGCGAAGTCTTTGTCGGCACTCACGGCGATATTATTTTTACTGTTGGAACACATGATCCCGATGACATCATCAGCTTCGAGGTTGTTCCATCGGATACCATCGTAGTTCTTAAATGCCCACTCTGTCATAGCTCGTAAACCGAGAGGCTTCCTCTTGTCTTTCCTGTTTGCTTTGTACTCCGGGAATATTTTATAACGGAAGTTTCTGGTGTCGGAGAAAACGAGAAACATTGCATCGCATTGTGTAGCGTCCTCGATGAACTCCATCATATCATCTATGATAACTTTCATCTCGGTCTCGGAACTATGTAAGGTCCATATATCGTCCTCCCACTTAGTCTCCTGCTCCGAGGCAAAAGCAGCCCGGTACATTATCATATCGCCATCGACGTAACTTGTTCTTTTAACTTTTCTCATAATGTTCTTCTTCGGTTCGTGTTAAATAAAACGGAGTGTATTCACCGACATACGCACCATTAATATTGTATTCAAAATATTCGACAGCTTGCTCCTCGGTCATGCCGTCTTCGATAGCTAGTTCAATTATCTTTTGCTTATCATAACAGGCCGTCGGGAGTTGACCGCACCTCTCGACAAACCCGATGAATGCCTTGTCCCAACCATCAGCTTTTACAGCCTCGGGGTTTATTTCTGAAAGTAATTCTAAAGACATATTAATGTGTTTCCGCCCAGTTTTTTCCTATTTTAAATTCACCATCCAAAGGACATTTAATACCGAGGTTCTTCCCGGCAGTTCCTAGAGCCGCCACGAAACCTCTACCAAGATCCTCGGCGTGTTCTTTCTTACACGAGAATTGTACCTCGTCATGCACGTTTGCGTGAAGTTCATAAGGATGTTTAGCGTGGTCCCGAACGAACTCAATCAACGCTTGTTTCATTACAATACTTGCCGAACTTTGCAGTAAAGAGTTAAGAGCTTTATGTTTTGATCGGATCTTTAAATGTCTCCCATCAAGAGCTACGAGGTGTCCATTCATATCCACTGCTCGGTCGATGTCGGTGGTTAACTTTTTAAATGACGGCATCTTTTTAAGAAATGTTTGTCGTAACCTTTTACCTTCCTTCATGCCTTGTCCTACAATCTCACCGAGTAACTGATTACCACATCCGTAGAGGTAAGCATAAATCCAAGTCTTAGCTTGTGGTCTGCTGATACCGAGAACATCCGCATTCACCTGATGGATATCGCCTTCAAGAATCTCTCGAACATATTTACCGGAATCATATTTATAAAGTACATGACCAAGCATCCTTAACTCGATGCCACTTGCATCTGCACCTACGAGAACCTTACCTTCTGGTGCTGTAAATAATGACCGGGTTTCTTTTCCGTACTCGGCGTTGACCGATGGGCATTGACTTATGTTTGGTTGTGAGTGTGTACATCTCCCGGTAACGGTGCCGACTGTATTAACTGATCCATGTATCCGACCCTCGGGGGTAACACAAGTTAACCAAGCGTACCTTCCGTCAACAACTTGGCCCAACCTTTTTTGTATCAAAAGATACTCGAGGAGCTTCAAGGATTCCTTAGTGTTAATCTTTTTAAGAACCGCTTCGTTTATCTCGGGGCGTTTCCCTTCGTAAGCTTCTGGTTTCCACCCTTGAGCCATCAGCCTCTCGGCGATCTGATCTCTACTGCCTGCATTAAAAGGAATAATCTTCTTTTTGTTTCCTAACTTTTCAGCAACATTAGCGATTGCTTGTTTGAATCCCCCTCGCTTTAGTTCTTCTCTAAGTTGTGCTTTTGTTTTAGCAGTAAACTCTTTACCTTCCACTTCAACTATCCAACCCGAGGGACTCTTCATCTCCTCAACAGTTGGCGGAAAGACTTCCTGTAATTCTTTTTCTAGTTCAATCTTTCGGACCATGAGGTCACGAGCAAGTTCCTCGGCTTTCTTAACATCAAAAGGAAACCCATTAATTTCCTGTAACCTGATTATCTTAGCAAACTCATGCTCCATAACGAGAGCCTTCGATGATGTATTAGCTTGCAAAAGATGCTTGTATAGTGAGTAGGTAACCCGAACGTCTTGGTTACAATATTCCTGCATCTCGGGACTAAAAGATTCCCAAGTCTCGGTCTCTCCATGATCTCCTTTAAGATTACCAAGACGAAGACCCCAAGCTTTCAACGATTGAGAACCCACTAATTTTTTAGGAAAGTTTTCTCGTTTATAATCAGTGTCTCCTATGTCCGGAAATAGTATCTTAGCCATCAACATAGTGTCTATGACTTTGTTAATTGATATTCCGTACAACTTATGCAATGCCGGGACATCAAAACCTATCCCATTGTGGAAAACAACATACTCCGCATTCTTTAACATTGATATGCCCTCGGTGATGTTATCTTTCTCGCCGTTGAACTCGTAAAGTTGGCCGGTGTCAGCATCGAGTATCGACATACAATGAAGAGTATTTAAATCTTTTTGAGTTGCCCACATCGTCAAGCCGTTATGCTTTCCAATAGCGTTAGTTTCTATATCTGCGATCAGTAGTTTATATTTCATAATTTTATTCATGGTTTCTGAAGTCTCCGTTAAAAGAGGTTTCGTTAAGTATTCCTTTTTCCGTATCGTATTCGAGGTACGTAGCAATCCCGGTCTCCCCCGAGAATCTATTCTTTAATACGGTGACAGTTGTTGTGTGCTTC